ATACCACATGGCATTATCATGGCATCACACCCACGTTATGAGCCTCATAGCATCAATCAAATATGTTCTCCTCAGACATTAGCTAGACGTTCTATTCCTCATGCAGATTTAGTCATTATTGATGAATGTCACGTTGCGTATGGAGTCCATAAAAAGATGATGCAAGCGTTGCCTGATGCTGTATTTATAGGACTAAGTGCTACACCATTTACAAAGGGATTAGGTAAATTATATTCTGACTTAGTGGTAGGAGCTACTACCATTGATTTGACAAACGAAGGTTATCTTGTCCCCACCAAAGTCTTCGCACCAAGTAAACCAGACTTGACCAGACTGAAGATGATCGGAGGCGATTATGACGAAAAAGAACTGTTCGCCAGAGTTAATAAGCCAAAACTCATCGGTGATATTGTAGATACTTGGGTAAAACTCGGAGAGAATCGCCCAACCATAGGATTTGGTGTCAACGTCATTCATAGTCAGGCTATCTGTCATGAGTTTCGCAATCGAGGAATTAGGGCTGAACACATAGACTCATATATGCCTAAAAGTGAGAGAGAACAGAAAGTAAAAGACTTTAAAGATGGGTATATAAGGGTATTGTTTAATGTGGGCATATTAGATAAGGGCTTTGATTATCCTGAAGCTAGTTGTCTCATTATGGCACGACCTACAAAAAGTCTCATGTTATATATCCAACAGGCAGGTAGGGTATTAAGAACCCATGAAAGCAAAGTTGATGCTATTATTTTAGACCATGCAGGGAATACTGAGCAACATGGTTTTGTGACGGATGATTTACCACAGGAGTTAGATGATGGACAAAAGAAAAAGAAAGAAAGTAGTGTTAAGAAAAAAGAGGAAGTTACAATCTGTTCATCTTGTGCATTTGTTAAACCTCCTAAGACGTTCAAGTGTCCGTTATGCGGCTTTGCGCCAAAGAAAACAGATACTGGCATTATTACGGAAAAAGGTGAACTTATTGAAGTCGGCAGGAAGATTACCACTCAAGACAAACAAAAGACATATTCAGAACTTCTCCATATAGAAGTATTCAAACCTTATAAAAAGGGATTTGCTGCAAATATGTATAGGAATAAGTTTGGAGTATGGCCTAAAGGACTCAAGGAATATACTTTAGAGCCAAGTTTAGAAACACAAAATTTTGTAAAACATAGACTAATTGCATTTTCAAAGAAGAGGGCTTAGATGTTACTTGAACAAGCAATACAATATGCCGAACGTGGCTGGGCAGTCTTACCACTACATTCGGTGATAAAAGGACAATGCACGTGTGGTAAACCAGGCTGTCATAGTGCTGGAAAACACCCACAGACCATGAATGGACTAAAGAGTGCTACAAAAGACAAAGATACCATCAATACATGGTTTAAACATTGGCCTAAAGCCAACATAGGAATCGCAACAGGTGCTATATCAGGTATATCAGTCGTTGATATAGACCCTAAACATGGAGGAGAGGAAAGTTTAGATGAACTTACAACAAAATATACGAAAATTCCTGACACAGTCGAGGCTATTACTCAATCTAAAGGAAGACACATTATCTTCCAACATGATGAGAACTTTAGAACAACGGCAGGTAAACTTGGCAGAGGAATTGATACACGAGGAGATGGAGGCTACATAGTTGCAGCACCTAGTCAGGGATTGTTGGGTAGATATGAATGGGAAGCTAGTTCTGAGCCTGAAAATTGTCCCATTGTCAAACCTCCACAATGGATGTTAAACTTACTCAACGAGAATGAGCATTTAGAGTATGTGGCTGAGAAATTAGGGCCTGGACTACGTAATGCTTATCTTTGTAGTATTGGAGGGATGCTCAGATCACGAGGTGTAAGTTATAAAGGAATAGTGTCATGCTTACACGCAGAGAATTTAGAGAGATGTCACCCCCCATTAAATGAATTAGAAGTATGGCAGATTGCCAAAAGTATGATGAGGTATGAACCTAAAATTGACCAAGAAAAAGTGCGATTTAAAAAATGATATTTGTAGATATAGAAACACTTATTTTAATGTTTAAGACCACCTATTTTAATAGTCAATTAACAGGTGCAGAGATAGCACGCATCTTGGAAGTTAGATATGGACAAGAAAAGCAAAAACCGATCACTCATGCCAGAGACAGCGAAACTGATTGATTGGATTAGAAGTGAGATAGATGTAAAAGTGTTGTATGCAGAAGAAGGGCAGTATAAGGTAGGCAGTAGAGAGGGTGTATATGTTCAATTTGAAGCTGGAGAGGAAAATGACAGCAGAAAAAAATTACGTAGCAGAAATAATAGATAGTTTAATAAAGAAGTTAGAGGAACGTGATGAAACAATAGAAATGTTACGTTACGAGTTAAATCGTTTGAAAACTAAGTTAGGATACGAACATGAGTCAAGATAAACCTATTCTCGATTTCCCTATGGAACAGGCTATGATGTCAGACCTTGTAGCAATGGAAATTATGGGGGCAATGATAGCCTCTGATTTAGCCAAAAACCTAGATGCACCAACACAACAGATTACGGCTATTGGATTTGCGTTTGCTAAAGAGTTCTTAAAGCAACGTCAAGAATGGTTAAAACCAAAAGAAGAGCCATTAGAGACGAAAAAGGTCATCATCCAATGATTCCTATTGTCGTTTCAACTAAAGATGTCTCACAGCCTCATTTAGAGGTATTTACGGCTAGTATAAAAGCATATTGTCCTGAAGTAGACCTCATGTTATTTAATATCTCTGGAAACAACTTTGGAGACGTTTATAACGAGATTATGGATTCAGCATTTAAGGACTTTGATGAGATTATTATTGCGAATGATGACATTGTGTTGCGACCAGACACATATAGAACATTATTGCAAGATGTCGAATACATTAAGACTCAGGACTATAAAATAGGATTTGTGGCTGCTAGAGCAGACGTTGTAAGACCCTATCAATCCATTCAAAACAATATCCCTAAAGAAATTATTACTTGCCCTGTTATATCGCCATTATTTGCGTATATTTCTAAAGAAGCGTTCTTTGATGCACCATTTCCTCCTTTAAATTGGTATTCAGATGATGTGATGTGCCAAGACCTCAATAATCTAGGTTATACGCACTTTGTCAGTAGAGCTTATGTTCATCATGTGGGCAGTCAAACCATAGGGCATGACTTTGAGCAACTGACGGAAGATTCTAAAGCATGGATTAAAGAAAATCGTAACAAATATTATAGGGAGTGGTTTAAATGAGACACATTATGATTGGAACGCCTGTTTATGACGGCAAGGTCGAATTAGACTTTATGCAATCAGTATTTCAGACAATGGAATTATGTATGATGAATGACATTCAACTTACCTTAAAATCTGTTGTAGGGTGTAGTCTCATTCAAAAGGCACGAGACGAACTATTTAGAATGGCATATGAAAATGAAGTAGATGACTTAGTATTTATTGATTCAGACCAAGCATGGACACAAAGAGACTTCGGAAACCTTATTAGCCCTATGGTAGACCTAATAGGTGGTGCAGTAGTCAGTAAGAATGATAAGATACATTACAACGTCAAGACATTTGAGCCTAAATTCGAGTTTGAACATACTTTAATCAATGCTAGAGGGATTGGAACAGGCTTTTTAAGAATGTCTCGTAATTGTATTGTCAAAATGTGGGAAAACTCAGAAAAATACATGGATGGCAAGAAAGAGCTACGTCATGTCTTTGAGACCAAGATTATTAACGGTGAATTAGTGGGTGAAGATGTCGCATTTTGTCATAAGTGGAGAGAACTAGGTGGTAAGGTATATGTTCACCCTGAAATATCAGTATCACACATTGGTAAAAAAAGGTGGGACGGTAATTTTGAAGAATATGTAAGAATCGCAAACAAGGGGGAAGTATGATAGGGATAGGATTGTATTTATTAGGGGTAGCAGTAGGAATTTTAGTGGCAATCATGTGGGAGAAATGGTAATGATTACGACTGAAGAAATCGAGAGGGCATTACACTTTTTAATTGATTCAGCAAAAGAAGCTGCTCAAAATCGTGCCAATAGAATCTATTTAGAAGAATACAGAAAGTCATTAAAGGCTCAAATTATGAGCCAGCACCAAGATTTAGCCGTAAATGCTCAGGAACGTGAAGCCTACAAAAATGTAGAATATATTACACATTTAGAGGATATGAAACAGGCTATTTATGAAGATGAAAAGATAAGATTCTTAATTGAAGCCGCCAAAGTTAAGATTTCAGTATGGCAGACAATGGCAAAAATGGAGATAAACGTATGACTTCATATCTCAAAGTTAAGCCTTACAGAAACCCTAAACTATTAGCATTGGCAAAAGATGCCCCTTGCAGTTTATGTAATTCCATTGGAACAACTGTATCAGCCCATAGTAATTATAGCGAACATGGTAAGGGAATGGGAAGAAAAGCAGATGATTCCTACATAGCCTTTTTATGTTATAAGTGCCACATGGACATAGATCAGTCAAAAAACACTTATTTAGATAAGAAAGAAAAATGGTATTTAGCCATGTCTAAGACTTACCATTGGCTATTAGTTAACCAGCATTTAACAGTAAACCCTTTAGCTGGGTGCAATAGAGAGTATTCAGAAATATGAACATTTTAGGTATTGATCCAGGCTTAGACGGCGGAATAGCCATTATCAATGGTAATGCGATTGAATTACTAGAGACAATTCCAAGTGAGCCTAAAAATGGGTTTATTAAGCGTCAAGTTAATACCATAGAATTAGCACGTATTTTAAGACCATTTAAAGACTCTATTTGCTTCATGGAACAGGTATCAGCTAGACCTATGCAAGGAGTGAGTTCAGTATTCTCATTTGGAGACACCTACGGCTCGATTAGAGGGGTCTTAGGGGCGTTAGAAATCACTACATACTACGTTACCCCTCAAGTTTGGAAAAAATCGCTTAAAATAAGTTCTAAAGAGGATTCACTAAAGGCTTGTCAAGAGATATTTAAACTAGAAAAAATGAAGAAAAAGGATCATAACTTAGCAGAGGCTTTATTGATTGCCCATTGGGGGAAGAATCATGACCACTAAAGGCTCAAAGATGACTTATCAAGAGTGGCAAGCTAAATTTATGCCCAAAGATGTATCTTCTACTTATCCACAAGAGAAGAGGCTACAAGTCATCTCGGATTATCTATTGTCTGGGAATCTAGCCGAAGTAAGCCGAAAGCACGATATACCATACGTTACATTAGTGACATGGAAAGACGCTGATTGGTGGGTAAGTGCCGCAGAAGATATGCTACAAAACTATAAAGAGGAACTAAAGGCTAAACAAAGAAAGATATTAGATAGGACATATTCCGAACTAGAAGACCGATTAGACAATGGAGACGAGATATTCGACAAAGAACATGGCCACGTTAGAATCAAGGTAAGGGCAAACCACTTGGCTGCCATTGCAGATACTACACTAAAGGCTAATCAATTACTTTCTAACCTACCGACACAAATAAGTAATGTAAACATTGATTCTTTAGCAGATAAACTAAGAGATATTACACTAAAGGCTAAAGATATAACCCCCAAGCCTGAAAGCCTGGAGGTATCATTTAAAGAAGTAAAAGACTAACTAAAGGCTTTATTTAATCTAATCTAATCCGTAGGTTCTAATTTCCCCCTCATAAATGTTTTCATGGTTTAAAACAATATCAATATAAGGTGATCGCATATAATCAATATTTTTCTTAATCTCATTTAAATGACTAATTAAGGCTTGTTTATTGGCGCAATAATAAATTCCGTCTTTATAGGTTATATCCATGATTAAGCCTCACTTACTGTTATTTCATCATCAGTCAAAGTAATGTTATATTCCTCTAAAAATATTGCTTTTAACATTTTTATATATTCTTCTTTTGAAGTAGTCTCTAAATTATTACCCCCAAAAGATAAATTAACTACACTTGTATATTCTTTTAACATGATTAAGCTTCCTCTTTTGTAAGAGTAATATAATGTTGAATCATAGAATCATTGGCAACATTAACATTTTCAACTTGCCAATCAGTTTCAGGAAGCTCAGTAAACATACAAAAATCAACATTATTTGATATGTCAATAACTTCATTTTCATTATCCGCCTCAATATTGATAGCATAATAAGTAATTTGTGAACATAAAATACGATATATAGCCATGATTAAAACCCCCTTAAATAAGTTAAAACATTAAAAATAGTGTCAATAATGCTAGTAATACATATTACCAATACAAATAAAACCTCGTAAAAATTAAACTTCATATAAACCCCCTTAATTTAAAAAGTATTCTTTAAGCCATTCTCTAGCTTGTTTTAATGACTTAGTATTGAATTTTGCTATTTCATTGTGTTCTGGATCAGTAATAACGTAGTGCCATTCTCTATGATCGAATGTAAAAGTATATGAGACATTATTTATCTTTAATGTTCCATTTTTGGCATTTGCAGCCATTTTGCCAGCCTGGCTTAATAATTTATTGCTTATTATTTCCATATTAAAACCCCTTAGAATAAATATAAGTAATTGCAAACAATGCACCTAAAAAAGCACTAAAAAGAATACATAAGATATCGTCTAAGTATTTCATGCTGTTACCTCTTCGGTAGAATAAACATTAGAATTTCCAATAAATGCGAATATATAGCCTGAATCATTCCCTCCTGATGCATATTCTCCGTCCCATTCCATCTTTTTAGCCAATTCTATTGCAACCTTAGCATGAGCTTTCTCTACATCTAAGGAATAATCATAAGACCTGATAATAGAGTCATTAGAAAATGAGCAAGTAGCCTTGATTCTTGATCCTTTTGTGTCGGTTGCTGGTAAAAATTTAGTAGATATATATTGCATGATTAACTCCCCTTATCTTGATAAAATATGAACTGTTTGTATAGCGTCTGATTCTTTGCTATAAACTTGTGTTAATGATTGCATTGTATTTAAATCAATAATTACAAAATAATTATTTGTGTTGATAATTTGATATTTCATAAAACCCCCTTAAAAAATGTTTGTTAAATATACACTCCCTCAAGTGCATATAAGTAGTTTACGGATAAAAACAATAAAAATATATAGGGACAAACCCTTATGGGTTTATATACAGTATTTCATTACCAATTCTTGCAATAGTTTTAACCTATAAGTTAAACAATAATAATAGAAATAAACTATTAGGTATCATATATATAGATAGAGGATATGGACGCTCGGAAAAAGCCCGAAAGAATACTTTTAGATTAAAACTTATTAAAACATATATATAAAAATATCCAATAGAGAGATAAGAACATATAAGGGGATATACAAGCATTACCCTATGATTGCCCATGAATAGCACTACTACACCTACACCCTCACTACTCATTAGACAGTCTTCTAGATACCTTAAAGGGCCCATAATACATACACATTTCGGACAAATATCCCTCTATCCTATTGATATATAAGGGATAAGGGGGATACCTACCTACATAAGACCAGGTAAATACTGTATATCCATACAGGGTAGGGGGAGGGGGAAAAGTTAGGAAATAATTATTTTTATAACCCCGCTTGAGTAAATTTTTATAATTTTGAAATCTAAAAGTGTCTTACCCTTATATATACAGATATGACAACTTTATGTTATTCTCTCTATATGGACTTACTTCAATTAATGGGTTTATCACAGGGTATTCCTTCGTCGCCAATGCAGGGGTCATATAGTCCTATGGGTGATTATCAAGGTGATTATCAAAGCCCTATGGCACAACAAGCAATGTCTAAAAGTAGATATGAACAAGCAATGGAAATGTATCCTAGACTTAAATCAACACCAGTTCAATATAAAGAATCTATTTCAGATGACTCTAAATTGCCTTATTTGGAATATTGGCCTAAAGGTGAGACTGGCGCGCCAAATAGACCAAGACCAAAAGATATACCATTAGATGTAAGTGGGGTTGAGACCTATAAGTCGGCAACTAGACCACAAGATGTAGCTGCGGACATATTTTCACATGAAATGGTAGATACTGACCCTAAATTAAAAAAAATACGGTCACAGTTTGAACAGTCTATGACTACTGAACAAAAAGGGATAATGAAAGAACAGTATTACCATTTTATTAAAAATGAATTAGAGCCTGATGAAAAAGTACCAACTTTTAAAGAATGGTATCAAAGGTCAGGATTGCCAGCATATTTAAGGGGATATATGTTTGAGCAATGGCCTAAAGAAGAGCATAGCAAATATTACACTCCTGAACAAATGAAATTGCTGGATAAAGCAGTAGACTATTTAAAAACAGAATAATATGGAATTTACTAACAAGATACCTCAAGAGGACTTTCTTCGCCCCATTGACGAGAAGTATTTAGAAGAGATACAGGCACGTGTTGACATGGGGTGGAGGGTGCGCACCGATATGCAGGCACTCATTAACTTTGCTCATCAACACCTAAGTACAGATGAAACTTGATTCTCCTCTTATAGAGGGTTTTGTCAGAGTATTCTTAGCCCCTCGTATGGATGCTGTAAAGGCTATTCCTGACTTTCATAGGGTACTTTGGGATAAGTTCTGTTCTGAGCATCCTAGAGTTGTCGTTGCGGCACCACGTGGTACGGCAAAAACAACGGCAGTCACCTTTTCCTGTACTTTAGCATCAGCACTCTTTAGAGACCGAGACTTCATCCTATTAGTGTCTAAGACAGAAGGACAGGTAGTAAGGTTTCTTAGTAATATCAAGGCGGAACTTTTGACCAATAATGAAATAAAGTCCCAATTTAAGGTTAAGCCTAAATTAATTAAGGATACTGAGGCTGAGATTATTGTAGAGTTAGAAGATGGACATCAATTCTGTATTATGTGTAAGGGATCGGAACAAGAGGTTCGTGGTCTGCAATGGAACGGTAAGCGTCCTAATTTAATTGTAATTGATGATGCTGAAGGTGCTGAACAGGTAATGAACCCTCAACGTAGGGAAAAGTTCCGTAATTGGCTATTTAATGACCTATTACCCTGTGGCTCAGAATATTGTAAGGTGAGGATGGTAGGGACTGTCTTACACATGGATTCTGCCTTAGAAAGACTACTCAAGGATGATTTATGGCTAAGTGAGAGGTTTGCTGCCCATAATGAGGACTTTACGGAAATCTTATGGCCTGAGAAGCTCCCTAAAGAGAAACTTACAGAAATACGTCAGTCTTATATTAATCAAGGAAACCCTGATGGCTATTCCCAAGAATATCTTAATAAGCCAATTGATGCGGAGAACGCCTATTTCCATAAAGACGATTTCATTCATTCCGACACTCCAGACATCTTGGAATATTATGCTGCAATTGACTTTGCGATTACTAAAAAGACTAAAAGCGACTATACGGTCATTTCAGTAGCAGGTGTTGATAGGGAAGGACTATTACACGTTGTAGACATCCGTAGGGGTAGATGGGATGGTTTTGAGATTATTGAGAATATGTTTTGGGTGCAATCCAAATATAAGCCTAACCTATTTATCGCTGAGAAGGGACAGATTAAACATACCTTAGATGCTTTCTTAAATGCCGAAATGGTTAAAAGAGGGCAATATATTAACCTTCATGCTGTGACTCCAAAGGTCGATAAAGAACAAAGGGCTAAACCATTACAGGCTCGTATGAGGGCTGGTGGAGTTAGGTTTAATAAAGAACATGGCTATTATGCGCCCCTAATAGATGAGATGTTAGTATTCCCACGTGGGCAACACGATGACCAAGTAGACTCCTTAGCATATATCGGATTAGCTTTAGACAGAGTAGTCCAAGCCCCAAGCCAAGAAGAAATGGAAGATGAAGAGTATCAAGAGAAGTTTGGGGATGAAACATGGCAAGGACAAGGGATGTATACAGGGTATTAAATAATTAGTAATAGTTATTGACTATCACGACACAATCTGTTATTTTTTTAAAAACTGAGGAAGCCGAATGAAAATTGAAAATCTAGTCAAATCGCCAAACATTGCCGAACAAATGGACAATGAAGAGTTGTCATCTCTTGGTGCTAGATTATTAGAAGAAGTCAACATGGACTTAACTTCTCGATTAGATTGGGAAGAGCGTAATGAAAAGTCTATTAAGTTGGCACTTCAGGTTGTAGAGAAAAAGACTTTCCCTTGGCCTAATGCTTCTAACGTAAAGTTCCCTCTGATTACTATCGCAGCAATGCAATACCACAGTCGTGCTTATCCTGCATTACTTGGCAACAATGAAGTTGTCCAATGTAAGGTGTATGGTAAGGATGATGATGGTGAAATGCAAAAGCGTGGGGATAGAATATCTCGCCACATGACTTATCAGGTAATGGAAGAAGATGAGACATGGGAAGAGAATCAAGACAAAACATTACTTGTACAGGCTATTGCAGGTACAGCGATTAAGAAATCCTATTTTGACCCTGTAAAGGGACATAACGTATCCGAACTGGTACTTCCAAATGATTTTATCGTCAATTATTTCACTAAATCAATTGCAGACTCACCAAGAGTTACGCACCGCATTTTTCTATCATCAAATGAATTACATGAACGCCAGGTACGTGGCATCTTTAGTAAGCCAACAGATGAAGCTCCAGCAGGACAACCCCAGCAGACCTTATTACGAACTGCTAAAGAAGACGCACAAGGAGTAAGGGAACAAACAGGTGATCCTGACACTCCATTTGAGTTCTATGAGATACATTGTTGGATTGACCTTGATGAAGACGGCTACAAAGAGCCATATATCGTTTATTTAAGACGTGATACAGGTATTATTTACCGTATAGTTGCACGTTACTTCCAAGACTCTATTGAGTATAGTGGTAATGACATTATCCGTATTAAGCCTGAACAGTATTTTACGAAGTATGGATTTATCCCTAGCCCTGATGGTGGTTTCTATGACTTAGGATTTGGAAGTTTACTTGGGCCACTCAATGACTCTGTTAACACCATTGTTAATCAACTGATTGATGCAGGCACAATGTCTGTAACAGGTGGTGGATTCTTAGGTCGTGGAGTCAAGATTAAGGGTGGAGATTATACATTCAAGCCTCATGAGTGGAAGCGTGTAGACAGTACAGGCGATGACTTACGTGCCAATATTATGGCATTACCTGTCAGAGAGCCAAGTGCTACATTATTCCAATTACTACAGTTACTGATTAACTATGGTGAGCGTATTGCAGGTGCTACTGACATTATGACTGGGGTAAGTCCTGGTCAAAACACTCCTGCTGAGACATCAAGACATACTGTTGAACAAGGAATGAAAGTATTTAATGGTATCTTCAAGCGTACTTGGAGAGCCATGAAAGAAGAGTTCCAAAAGTTATATAGACTCAATCAGTTATATCTACCAAGTGACCCTATTGAGTTTGAATATAAGTCTGAACTGTCATTTGTGCTACCAGATGACTATTCTTTAGACATGAAATTGGTTAAACCTGCTGCTGATCCAAACGTGGTATCAGATAGTCAGAAACAGGCACAAGCACAGGCTGTTATGGCAATTGCAGGGCCTGACATGAATATGTATGAAGTCAAGAAGAGATATTTAGAATCCCTTAAAGTAAATAATATTGAACAGATATTGCCTGACCCTAAAGGGCCTAATGCGATACCTCCTAAGCCTGATGTCAAGATGCAGATTGAGAAAATGAAGACCGATGAACGTGCAATGAACCATCAGTTACGATTCAAGTTGGGATTAGCCAAACTGATGAGCGAAGCAGAGTTAATGCAAGCAAAAGTAACCGAATTACAAGCCAAAGCCGTATTAGAACTAGAACAGGCTGACGGAGTAAAGAATGGTCATGCTATTGCTATGTTAGAGGCTGAAATAGGTGCTAAGAGGGCGCACATGGATGGAATATTTCGTAGTATTGAGTTAATGAGTCAACTAGAAAGGGAAGCAAATGACGCAACAGGAATGGCAGGAATGGATGAATCATCCAGTAACACAGGAGTTCAGAAGTCATCTTAAACGTGCTAAATTAGAGGCACAAGAGGCTTGGGCAAACCGACAGTTTCAGACTGAGGGGGATAATCAATTTGCATTAGGTGGGGTATATGCCATCAATCAAATTTTAGAACTCGAATATGAAGATATACAGGGGGCATAATGAACAATTCAGGATGGAAGCCTACAGGGCATCGTGTACTCGTGAGGGTCGAAGAAGTTGAAAGAAAAACTGAAAGCGGCATTATTATCGCTGACATCACAGCCGATAAAGAGCAACTTGGTCAAGACTCAGGAATCGTTGTCGAGCTTGGGAATACTGCTTATTCCGACCAACAAGCTGCTTGGTGTCAAGTCGGAGACAATGTTAAGTTTGGTCGTTATGCAGGACAAATCATTAGTAAAAAACAATCAGATGACGGACTCGAATACAGAGTCTTAAATGATCTTGACGTAGTATTAGTAAAGGAGAAAGCAAATGGATGAAGTTCAAAGTGTACCACTTAGTGCTACAGAACCAACAGAAGTTGTTGAATTACAAACCGAAACGACTGTAGAGCCACATTCTGCTGACCAAGAGACGGTAAATGAAGCAAAACGTCAAGGATGGGTTCCACAAGAAGAATATGATGGGCCTGCCGATAAATGGGTAGATGCCGAAACCTTTGTAAAAAAAGGTAAAGAAATTAATGCTATTTTACGTAAGGATAATGAGTTCTTAAAGCGTGAAATTGCTGAAATGAAGTCCACAATGATGGAATTCAAGAAGTTTTCTGCTGATAATGAAAAACGTGCGTATGACCGAGCATTAGCAGAACTTAGAGAACAAAAAAAGATGGCAGTCAGTCAAGGTGACGGTGATAAGTTACTTGAAGTAGATGATGCTATTGAAGAACTCAAAGAACAACGTGCAAAAGAGGCTCAAGAGACTAAACAGGCTACTAATCAGATTGACCCTTCCTTTGTAGAGTGGAATGATGACAATAAATGGTTTGGTAAAGACCCTGAATTGACCGAAGAGGCTAATTTAATTGGTGAAACCCTTAAACGTAGACAACCTACACTTATTGGTCGTGATTTCTTAGACGAAGTGGCTAAGAGGGTAAAAAAGATGTATCCTGAGAAGTTTACCAATGCTAATAGAGCAAAACCATCCCCAGTAGAGGGTACAACAGGCAATAAATCAAGTGCTAAGACAGGTAAGTATTCATTTAATGATCTTCCGCCTGAGGCTAAACAGGCTTGTTTGAAGTTTGAAAAGCAGAAATTATTAACACGTGAGGAATATGTTAAAGATTTCTTTGGAGAATAGTATTTAAAAATGTTGTAATTCGTATACAATTCAATTATAGTAAGGATATTAAAATGACAAGAGAAAATAAGCAGGGAAGTTCTGAAGCGCAAATAAGGTCAGTTGCGGAACGTGATACAGAGGTGGTAAGGTCTCAGTCCCAACGAACTAGACGTACTTCATTTGGCGCACCAAAACTTTCTATGGCAGTAACAGTAGAAGTGCCTGGCTATCATTTATGCTGGATGAATGATGACGGTAAGATGATAGACCAAGCATTAGATAGTGGTTATGAGTTTGTCGTAAAACATGAAACCGAGATAGAGAATGGCGTATCGCCTTCAAATGTTGACATGAACGACAAAATCAAAATGAAGGTAGGAACTTTTGATAACGGTGCGCCTATTTATGGCTATTTAATGAAAATCAAGAATGAATGGTTTGAGGAAGATCAAGAAGCCATCTTGTTAGAAAATAGAAAAATAGAAGACGCAATCGCTGGCGGAAATATTAATGGTACGGTTGGTCAAGATGGAAAATACGTTTCAAGCATCTCGATTAAGCGTTCTTAAATTTTAATTTTATAAGGATTTATAATGGCAAACACAAATGCACCATTCGGATTTAGTCCGATTATTTATGGTACAAGTGGCACCAACAACCAACAAATGCGTGTTTACTGGATTCCATCTGCTGATACCTCTGCGTATTACATTGGTGATGTAATTAAAACACAAACTGGTTCTGATGCTAACGGTACTCCAAAGATTGCAAAATGCGCATCTGGCGACACTCCACGTGGCGTTATTATGGGTGTTTTACAAGCTAACCCAAATAGCCCAACACTCGTTGGAACAAACATCGACCTTACAATTACATCAGTACCTGCTACTAAAGCAAATGACTACTATGTAATGGTTAATGATGACCCAGACCAAATGTATGTAGTTCAAGGTGACTCAACTACATTTACATCGGCTGATGCTAATAAGAATGCAACTTACACAGTTGCAACACCTTCTTATTCAAATCAGTTATCTGCATCAGTTTTAACAGGCACAACTACTTCTTCTACAGCACCATTGAAGATTGTTGGATTCGAGCAAATACCAGGTACTACTATTGGTGCTTACACTCGTTTCATGGTCTTGTTCAATCAGCACGAGTTTAACAGACCGTCTGCTGGTATTTAATTAGGAGAATAAAAAATGGCTGGTATTATTACAACTGGTTCACATCCAAAGGCTCTATGGCCTGGTGTTAAGGCTTGGTGGGGTCGCTCATACAGTGAGCATCCTGTTGAGTACACAGATTTATTTGACACAACTACTTCAGACAAGAACTATGAAGAGTATGTACAGACTACAGGTTTTGGTTTAGCACCACAGAAATCTCAAGGTCAAGGCGTTTCGTATGACTCAGAAGTTCAAGGTTTTGTAACACGTTTAACTAACGTAGCATACGGTATTGGATACATCGTTACTCACGAAGAACTCCAAGACAACCTTTATGAAGTTGTTTCTAAGAGACGTGCTGCTGCAAATGCTTTCTCTATGCGTCAAACCAAAGAGAACGTAGCTGCAAACGTATATAACAATTCTTTCAGTTCTTCATATAAAGGTGGCGATAACGTATCTTTGTTAAACGCATCACACCCTAATACATCAGGTGGTACATTCTCTAACTTATTGACAGTAGCTGCTGCATTGTCTGAAGTTGCGATTGAAAACTTGATTATTCAGATTATGTTGGCACAAAATGATCGTGGTTTACGTATCAACTTAATGCCACGTAGTTTAGTTGTTCACCCAAGCAACTGGTTTGAAGCAAATCGTATTATGAAGTCTGTTTACCAATATCAAGCAAACACAGCAGGTACAAACGCTGTAAACGTACTCCATGCTACAAACGCATTGCCTGATGGTATCAAGATGAACCATTACCTCACATCAACAACTGCATGGTTTATCCGTACAATGATGCCTGCTGGTACTGGTATGATTCATCAAGAGCGTGAAGCAATCACTTTTGATATGGATAATGACTTCGATACAATGAACGCAAAAGCTAAATCCTACGAGCGTTATGCTTTCGGGTGGGGCGATCCACGTGCATTGTGGGGAACTCCAGGAGCCTAATAAACTCTGACGTGAGAAGTATTCCCCCTAGTTACCAAAAATATCTAGGGGGTTTTTTCTCTAATATATTGAAAGGAATTATGATGGCAGCAGGTGCTAATAAAAAATTGCGTGAAGGTCACGACATTGGAATGGGTCTTAAGGCTCCTATTGGTGTTCCAAAAGAAGCACGTAAGGGTAAAGTTACTCCTAAGAAACAGGATACTAAACTAAAACAACCTAAAGGGAATTATTAATCATGGCTTCCCCAAATCCAACAGTACAGATATTAAATGATGGTTATAAGAATACAACTATCAAAGTAGACGGTTATTTAAACGCTGCTGATTTAAGTGGTGTAACAATTATTGACCCATCTACATTAAGTCAAATGGATGGTCAAGGTACTATTCCTGACAGAGTTCGTGTTAATCGTATTAACTTTGACATTCAAGACGGTATTCAAGTTGACTTAAATTGGGCAGGTGCTACTCCAGCATCTTTATGGAAATTAACAGGTCGTGGTGAGATTAAGGCTAGACCATTTGGCGGTATCGTTAATAACGCAACAACCCCCACAGGACTCATTACTACTACAACAATTGGTGGTGCATCAACAACCACTAATACATCTTACACAATCATTTTAGAATTAGTTAAATACCATTCTTAATATGCACATAGCCGAATCCAACGCCAAAGAAATACAGTTAGTAGCAACGATTACTCGTGCAGACGGAACTGTAGAGGAATTAGGCGTAATTGACTATTGGCATAAGAATCCAATTAAACGCATTATATGGAAGATTAAACGCTTCCTAGAAAGGAAATAACATGGCCACTCTATTGGTGAATACTGGTCGTGCTATCATCACAAACCGTCTTAATAGTGGGGGAACAATTCCTCAATATGTAGGTTGGGGGACTGGTGCTGGTACAACTGGTGCAACAGATACGACATTATTTACTGAAGTATTACCACGTACATCAGGAACAGTATCACAAGTAACAACATCTACTACAAACGATACATTTCAAGTAGTAGGAACATTAACTGAGGCAAGTGGTGCAACATTTACTAACGCAGGATTGTTTGACGCATCAACTTCAGGTAATTTATTTGTAAAAGGTGACTTTACAGGTATAGCATTAAACACAGGCGATAGTATCCAATTTACTTTTAAAGTACAATTTAGTTAATTATGGCTCATCAAGTAGCGGATAGAATACAACAAACAGGTACGGCTAACACAACAGTTAGCTTTACCTTATCTGCTACTACAGCAGGTTATCAATCATTTTCACCTGCCATTACAGTAGGTAATACAACCTATTACTCTGCGAATGACGGAACTAATTGGGAAGTAGGTATTGGTACATTAACCAACTCTACAACCCTTACAAGAACAACAATTCTATCCTCAAGCAATTCAGGATCAGCAGTAACATTTAGTGGCACAGTTACTGTATTTTGTGATTATCCTGCTGGCATAGCGGTATATTCAAGTAATAATCCAGGCACAGCAGGACAAGTTTTAACATCCAACGGAACAGGCACAGTACCTAGTTGGGGTACAGTCTATGGTAGTTATTCAAGAACTTCTGTAACAGCAACGGCATCACAGACTACTTTTACCGTAACTTATACGGTAGGATATATTGAAGTTTATTACAATGGCGTATTGCTTAATAGTGCTGATTATACAGCATCCAATGGAACTACAGTTGTATTAGCCACAGGTGCATCGGCAGGTGCTATTGTTGAATTTATTGCTTATAATACTGTTGCAACAGGTTCTGTGGCAGGATCAAACACCCAAGTACAGTATAATAACGGTGGTGCATTAGGAGCATCTTCAGCATTTACATTTACAGGAAATGACCTTAATATACCATTTGGAACATCAGGTTCTGCAACTTCTAGTGCTAAAATAGCATTAGCTCTTTCTATGATTGCGTGATATGGCTATAAACTATACATCGACTCAAACAGCATCAGTTACGACATTAACAACAGTTTATAACCCTGTTACGTCTGGAGTTCAATCCACATTGATTGGATTATTATTAGCCAATACAACAACATCAACAGTAACTGCTTCTGTAACTTTAGTTAACTCTGGTGCTACGGTAACGACTAATATAGTTAATAACGTCATTATTCCTGTTGGTACATCACTTGATGTTGTGCAATCAGCAAAAATAGTAATTCCTGCAAATTACTCATTAAAAGTAGTTTCTAATGGTGCAGTTGATGTAACAGTATCTGCGGTGGAGGTCAGCTAATGTCATATATTGGAAATGCTCCTCAATCAGCAACATTAGTTGGTCAAACAGGTGGTGATTTTGATTCAATACCGTTATTAGATAACGTAGTTCGTGGCGATTTAGCATTATCTACACAAGTTATTAATCAACCAACAGTTGATGTAAATAACAGAATTATATTAAGTGATTCGCCACAGGTAATTAAGTTAGTAGCATCTACTATTGGTCAGGCATTTACGATTGATACACAAGGCTATAACAGCATAGAATTTACGACTCAAGCGTTTATTGGTACTGTTTTAGGTTCAAACGACAACATTACTTATTCTGCGATTGGTGGAATCAACAACGGTGGTGCTTGGGTATCCACTTTAGCAGCAGTCAATACCAATTACATTTTCCCATGTCAAAGTAGATACATTAAAGTTACTTGTACGACAGTTGGAGCATTTACTTATACTTTAAGAAACGTGCCATTTATGGGTAATAACGTAGCAGCGATTGGTGGTACTGCTGTATCTGCTTCTACTGCTCAATTAGGTATGTCAATAGTCAATATTGGTGCTGCTGCTCAATCATCGACTAACCCATTATATGTATCTCCTTTAGCATTAGCAGCAACCAATAACCAAACAATCGGTCAGAGTATTATTACGGCAACTGCTGCTGCGGTAGTTCAAGCTAAAGCCTCTGCTGGTCGTATAACAATGCTTAATATGCAAAATAACTCTGCAAATATTGCGTTTTTGCATTTACAGAACGCTGCTGCAGCTACAACTTCAACAGCATCTGTGCAGACGTATGTAATACCATCAAGCATTGGTAGTTTTGTCAACGTGAGTTTACCTGATGGTGGTTTGTATTTGTCAGCAGGTATTGCTTTTACAGTATCAGGAGCTATTACTTCAGGCGACACAACGGCACTTACATCGCCATCACTTGTAGTTAACTATTCATTTATTTAAAGGAGTTTTATTATGGCATTACCAATTAACGGACAGGTCGGTGGATCAGCAGCACAAGCCGCAGGAACAAATCCAACCAACTTAGCATTAAGAATTGGCCCAACTTCAGAGTTGATTATTGACGAACTACATGGTCGTTATTATGAAACAACTGTTCGTAAGGCAATGTATTCAGGTGCAAACTTAACAGGTGTAACAACAACTGCTGCATTTGCAACAACTTACACAGGTATGTGTTTAACGAATCCTATTGGTTCTACAGTAAACTTAGTATTGACTAAAGTAACTTATACCCCTGTTGTGGCTCAAACTGCTGCATTAGTTTTTGGTATTATGACAGGTTATTCTGCATCAACAGCAGTTACACAGACTACACCATTAGTACCATTATCTAACTTTGTAGGTCAGCCAGCAGGTACAGGTTTAATTGCTTCATCAGTTACATTACCAGTTGCACCTACTCGTTTAATCTTGTTAGATACACTTTTAACAGGTGCTATTACTACAACAACTTCAGGTGGTAAAGTAGTTGATATGGAAGGTTCTGTAGTGATTCCTCCTGGTGGATTTGCAGCGTTTTATACTTCTGCTGCTTCTGTTGCATCATCACTAGCATTTGGAATGATGTGGGAAGAAGTCTCAACTACTATTTAATATTATGACTATAGACGAAGTAATTGAAGTATTACAAAACAGATTAAGGGTGTTGCAAAACGCTAGAGATGCGTCTGTACAAAATGGGCAAATAGATACATTAGCTCAATTTGATGTGGACATACTAACAGTTACTTCTACTTTAGACAGACTTAAAAGTTTAACGTAATGTTTGGTAAACAGCCCTTTTCTTCTGCTTCCTACGCAGGTAGTTCAGGGTCGTTGTATCAAAAAATATTAAGTATATTATCTACAAGTGCAGTTACTATTAGTGTTGCACTTATTTATTCAAAAGTATTATCTGTGGTTTCTACAAGTGTTGTTTCATTACAACGGATCATTAATAAAATAATGACTAAAGTAGTGGAAAACAGTATTGTGGTGTTAAGTGATATTGCATTACATTTAGTGGCATTATCTAAAGCGGTAACAGGTAGCCCATTTATTATAAAATCTATACGACAAACCTATTCTATTAGCGTAACTGGGGCAATTAGTTTAATTAGAAGTATTGGAAAGAAATTAAGTGTTTTAAGTACTTCTGTAATCAGTATTTCTAGGGAGCAACTGAAGACTCTGACAAGGACAGTTACAGCAACTGTTTCCATACTTAAAGCATCTACATTTGGTAAATTATTGTCTGTTATTTCTACTTCAACTGCCACAATTCAAAGGGCAATTGCAAAAATACTGTCTATATTATCTACCTCCAGTATTACATTAATTAGGAAAATTAATAAGATAATTAGTGTTATTTCTACTACAATATCAAGTATAATCTTAGTATTATTCCCACGACTGGGTTCTGTAGAACGCTTTACGTTTGTGGTGGATTTCAGAGATAGGGCTGTAAAATTGTTTAAGAGCAGAAACGTATTTGCTAACAAGAAAAAGTCTAATATTCAACGATAAATAATATGTCCCAGTTTAGTTACAAGCTCACCACAGAATCGGAAAATTTCTCGTTCGACTTTAATCCTATATTAAATACAGGAGAAACACTACTTTCTGCAACGTGTAGTGCAGTAACTCAACAAGGGACAGATACTAACCCAAGTGCTATTTTATATGGTAGTCCTGTTATTAATTTGGGTAAAGCAACACAAAGAGTTGTAGGTGGATATGATGAAAACACCTACCGTTTAATTATGACAGTAACAACCAGTAACGGAAATACATATACTGCAACTGGTGATATTCCTGTCTATGCCCCTACGAGTGTATAACTATGGGCAGAGCAGATTATTATAATAGTGGAAACTATAATGCAATTTGTGACGAATGTGGTAAAAAGTTTAAATTTAGCCAATTAAAAAAAAGATGGGATGGTTTATACGTTGATGATAGATGTTTTGAAATTCGCCATCCTCAAGATTACGTTAAAGGTATTAGAGATAATATGTCAGTACCTGTTAGTCGCCCAGAGGGAACTGATATACTTATTCAAGAACCATATTCACATTTGGTTGATGGTTTTTCCGTCAATGCATATACATTAGGATAGATTTATGTCAATTCCATTATTTACGAATAACGCATCAACTACATTAGCACTAGGTGTTGGTATATCAGATACAACAATTAATCTGTACGCAGGTTCAGGTGCATTATTCCCAAGCCCTGCTGGTAGCAACTATTTCTACATTAGTTTGATTAGTTCTAGTACAAGCTCTACAGAGATTATGAAATGTACGAATAGAACAGGAGACGTACTAACTGTCGTACGTGGACAAGATGGAACTTCTGCTCAGTATTGGAATGTGGGAGATCGTGTAGAGTTACGTGTAACGGCTGCTAGTTTAAATCTATTTGCAAATGGTGCAGGAACTAATACAGGAACTGCTGCAACTCAAGTACAAGAGTTTACAGCAACACAAGGGCAGACTGTATTTACATTGTCATTTAATTATATTCAGAATGTCAATAATTTAGCAGTATTTGTAAATGGCTCTAAACAGATTTCTAGTACCAACTATAGTGAATCAACGACTTCAAGCATTACCTTTTTATCAGGGCTTAATGCAGGTGATTTAGTAGAAGTTATCTATAATCTTCCTGTTGCGGCAGGGCAAATAGATGCTAGTAACATATCTTACACACAAGGTGGTACAGGTTCAGTAACAACCAATGTACAAGCCAAATTACAACAGACAGTATCTGTAAAAGACTTTGGTGCGGTGGGAGATGGTAGCACAGATGATACTGCTGCTATACAAGCTGCTATTACTGCTTCAGCAAATAAAGCACTTTACTTTCCATCTGGGGATTATTATTTTATTGGCACATTAACAATTAGTAACCCTATGTATATTTATGGGGATGGTTATTCTACTCGATTACACCCTTATAACGTATCTGGAAATACAATTCGTGTCAACGCAAGTAATGTTACTTTTTCTAATATTAGATTAGATGGAACAACTCCAGGTGGTATAGCAATAGGTTACTCAGGTGCGGTAACTAATTTTTTAATAGAAAATTGTTATTTTAAAACTGTTGCTCAATGTGTATGGTTATGGACTGTTGATAATGTAATGGTTCAAAATTGTACGTTTGATAGTACAGGATATGGTGTTATTCAACAAGCTGGATATTCTAGTAATTATGTAACTGTTGATAATAACATTGCTTTTAATATGTTAGGTGATTTAGTAGAAGCAAATTCATCTACTGTGGCATCTGGATGGTGGACTATTACAAATAACGTATTTGAAGGCAGTAACGGATATCCAACAGGAGCAACAGAAAGAAGATTTGTTGGAATTACTAATGTAAAAAATGTAATTATTTCCAATAATAACGTACAAAAATGTGCTGGTGATGCTGCAATTCACTTAGAAGATTTACAAGGTGAATGTATTATTAATGCTAATATTTTTGACAATTGTATTTGTAGTGGTGGAAATAATGGTTACATATATGTTTTAAATACTGCAAAAGATGTAACTGTTACAAATAACATTTTCTTACGTTCAGATTCTTCACTAAGTGCTGCTTATGCTTATAGTTCTAGTTCAAATGTTTACAACAACAGTTTAATATTTTCTGGCAATAGAATATTAGGTGCATCAGGATCAAGCAATTTTGGTGGATTAGCATTACAAGGTGGCTCTGGTATTCAAACAATTAATGGCAACACATTTCAAAATGTAACAGATTGCATTAATACTGGAACAAATAACCTTAGCAATGTTTCTATTAAAGGAAATATTGCAATAACAGCAACAAATTTTTATTATTGTCCAGGTGTAATTGGTACTGTTGGTGGTGGTGGATCTAATGTATTGATTGAAGGAAACTTTACAAAATCTGTTACAGGATATGACGTTACTTTTGGGCAAAATACCAATGGTACAACACCGTCATCAAATATTTCTATTTTAAGTAATGTATTTTCTAAATCATCTTTAATTAGAGATTTAACATCATCTAATACAAATATTGTTTACGCTAATAATGTTTTATCTTCTACGGCATCAATTACTTTAGCGGCTACTACGCAACAATATTCAAACTATGTATCTTCTGGCTCTGTATTTAATAACGTAAGTGTATTAAGTAATTATGCTAATGATTCAGCGGCATCATCTGGTGGAGTTCCTATTGGCGGTATGTACCGTAATGGTTCTGTAGTGCAAATTAGAGTAACTTAATATGACAATTCCTCGTAATCTATCATTTCTTGCTGAAGGAGCTTCTAGTACAGGAGTATTAAATCCTACAAACGGTGGGACAGGTTTAACTACCTTAACTGTTGGATATATACCTTATGGCAATGGTACAGGAGCATTTAATAGTAGTTCTAATTTGTTTTATGATGGAACAAATAATAGATTAGGTATTGGTACAAATGCACCAGGTCAACCATTAGTTGTATCAAAAAATTACAATGGTTCTACATGGACACAAATAACTAATACTACGGCTGGTACAGGATCGGCTACAGGTGTTTTATTAACTACTGATAGCAGTATTCAAGGAACTTTAGAATTAGATAGTTTATCTCATAGTAGTTTTCCAGGTATGTTACGTTTGCGTAATATTGGTGCTTATCCATTAGGTTTTTTTACCAATGATACCGAACGGATGCGTATTGATTCATCAGGCAATTTAGGGCTTGGTGTTACTCCTAGTGCTTGGACAACATCATCTACTGCTAAAGCATTTGAAGTTGGAACTGTAGGAAATGCTTTATATGGTTTTTCAGGCTCAAATATAAATTTAACATCAGGTGCATACTATAACTCAGGATGGAAATACGCTATTAGTGCAGTTGCTGTAACTTATTACAATCAAAGTAGTGGAGTCCATGCTTGGTTTACAGCTCCATCAGGCACAGCTGGAAACGCTATAACATTTACCCAAGCAATGCAAATAGCAAACTCAGGTGGTGTATCCATAGGAAACACAACTGATCCAGGTGCAGGTAATTTAAGTGTGACAGGTAATGTTACAGCATATAATTTGCAAGGCCCTGCTTTTAGCGCATATCAAAGTGCTTCATCCCAAGCCATTACTAATGCTTCATTTACAAAAGTAGTGCTAGATGCAACTGAATTTAACATAAATAGTAATTTTGATAACACTACAAACTATAGGTTTACACCTACTGTTGCAGGGTATTATCAAGTAAGTGGTCACTGTACTTTTGGTACTGGAGCAACTACAAGCGAAGCATTGATTACAATTTACAAAAATGGTGTTAGATTTAAAGATGGTTTAGATTACAGTCCAGTATCAGGATATGGCTTTTTAGTATCAGCTTTAATTTATTTTAATGGTTCAACAGATTATGTTGAATTATATGTATATCAATCTTCAGGCGGAAATAAATCCTTGTCAAACAATGCTTATTCAACATATTTTCAAGCAGTTATGGTCAGGAGTGCGTAATGTCTTTATATGAAAAAATTATTAAAATATACCCAATATTAACTGCTGAAGATTTTTCTCCTTCTACAGTAACAATTATTCTTCAAAATGATGGGCAAGGCGATTACATAAAACATTGGTCTAATAGCAATCTACAACCAACAAATGAACAATTAAACGCAATAGGATAACGATATGACTACTTTAATACCAAAATTTGATTTAAAAAATGGTGGCTCTACACCATCTGGTGCAATTAATCGTGACATTAATTTAAAACTTGCTGATTGTCTAAGCGTTAAAGATTTTGGCGCTGCTGGGGATGGCTCTACAGACGATACTGCAGCTATTCAAGCAGCTATTAATGCTGCTGAAGTAATTACTAATGGTATTGTTTATTTTCCTTCAGGAACTTATAAAACAAGCAGTTCTTTAAATATTAATTTAAATGTTTCTTTAATATCCACAGGTGGTGCGACAATTAAACCAACTGTTGCTTTAACAAGTCCATGTATTAATGTAGGTGTAATAGGTTCTACACCAAGAACAAGCACAGCAATTATTGAAAATATTATTCTTGATGGAACTGCAACAACATCATCAGGAGCACTTGGATTTTATTTATGGTCATCTAATGTTGAGGTTAGAAATTGTCAAGTATTTGGATTTTATTCAAGTCTAGTTGGTTACCAAGCATATACATCAAAAGTAAGTAATTGTTTTTTTACTGGCGCAACTAATACAAGTGTTTATTTACAAAGAGAGTGCCATAATTTTGCCATTAGAGATAGTCGTATTCTTTATTCCTCTGGTGATGGTATTTATGTTCAAAGTTCTAATAGCGTAGTTATTAGTGGATGCGACATTGAGCAAAATAGTGGAAATGGAATTAGGCATGATTCAAGCGGTGGGATTTCAAGCCGTAGCTTAATAGTTCGTGATAATTATTTTGAGTCTAATGGTGCAAATGCTACTACACCAGGCACAGGAAATGATATTTATTTAAACGAAACTTTAGGCACAGATGCAAATGATGCTGTAGTTTGCGGAAACTATTTTGAGCCAGGTGGTTCTGCAACCATCAATGTAAATCATAATGGTGTAGGTAGAGTTAAAATTCAAGATAATGCAGGAGCTATTGTTATTGAAACAGCAGGTGCATTTTTAATTGATTATAAAGTTCGCCATGTAATACCTTTAACTGTTTTATCAAACACTATTACATCTTCTACTCCAGTTCAAATTACAGGAAATTATGATGGATATACTGGTTCTGATTTATTTATAGGAAGTTTGTTAAATGATAATTCTTATGTTAAATATAGATTATCTGGAACTTTGGTAAATAATTCAACTACTGGCTCTGCTACTGCATATACTATTAAATTTTCAGGACAAAGGTCTCTTTCTATGTTACAAAATAATGTTAATATTACTTGTGGCCCAGCATCTTTAGCTCCTTATCTTAATGGTTCTGTAAGGGGGTTTGTAACACCTCGTTTTGATATTGTCGAGCAATCTACAAATCAAAATAATAATGCTTTTTTTGCTGCTTTAACTGCTGGCGGTACTTCTTACTCAATATCACAATTAAATCTAATTATTGAAGATTCCATCTAATGATTAATTACATACTCCTAGCTATTTTTATTATTCTTCAGTTCCTAGACTTTTGGACAACCTATAACGTCATTAAGTCAGGTAAAGGACATGAAGGTAATCCAGTTATGGCTTGGTTATTCTCCAAAATTGGAGTAATAGGTGGATTTGCCGCTGCAAAATTTATACTGATTGTACTATTTGCTTACTTAGCAACAAAGCATATTTATATAGTTTTGTTTAATCTAATTAATCTTGATTTTGTACCTTTGGTATTTATTTTATTTAATATTATTTATGTTTACGTTGTATATATTAACTATAGGATTCTAAAATCATGACTGCTGCATATACAGTAACTAGGGATCAGATTATTAATGGGTCGTTGCGAGTCTTAGGAGTCGTTGGTGCTGGGGATAATCCTACCCCTGCTGATTATCAAAACTGTGCAGAAGCATTAAACCTCTACATTAAACAATTACAGACTAAGGGATTACCATTATGGAAAGTAGAAGACCTACAAGTTCCTATGGTTGCAGGACAAACAACGTATACTTTAGGCCCAACAGGTAATGTAGTCACCGACAGACCTCTTAGAGTAGTAATGGCATTTATTAGAAGCTCCACGAACAATGATACTGTTCTACAGGTTATTAGTAGACAGGAATATATGCAACAGAGTTATAAGCCCTCACAAGGAGTTCCTAATCAATGTTATTACGACCCACAATTAACCAATGGTGTACTCTATGTATATAACACACCCTTTGACTCTACTTATACCATCCATCTACAAGTTCAGTTACCTATTTCAGATATTACAAGCCCCAATTCTGTACCTGAGTTCCCTAATGAGTGGTATAACCTACTTAAATTTGGCTTGGCTGACCAAGTAGCAATGGAGTATGGAGTATCAGCAGGTATACGTCAAGAGTTGGCTATGAGAGCCGCTAAGATGCTTGATGAGATGATTGATTGGAGCCAAGAAGAGGCTTCTACTATGTTTATGCCAGAAACAAGGTTTGGTCGCTAATGCCTATTATCAGAGTACCTCTCGGACACAATATTGGCACTCGTGATGGCACTTTGACTAAAGATGCTAAGTTAGGTAATGCAGTCATTGAAATTGAGAAAAGTGAATCTACTGCGATAGTCAAACGTCCAGGACTATCTACTTATCAAACCAATTCATCAGGAGCAGGCAATGGCATCTATTCCATTGGTACTCACTTATTTACTATTGTTGGAACTACGTTCTATGACAATGGCGTTTCAAAAGGAACTGTGGATGGTTCCGATAAATATGATTTCATACAGACATTAGATCAGACACAAGTATTCTTTAAGAACAAAGTTAAGGGATATGTTTATACCATAGCATCAGGCACGATATTAGACCTTACAAGCACGATTACAACACAGTCTGGTACTACAGGTTCAGGTAGCCCTACAGTCACTCTATCGGCTTCTAATGCAGCGATACAACCAGGTCAAAACGTATCAGGTACAGGTATTACGGCAGGTACGTATGTATTGACTGTCGCAGGAACTACTTTAACTTTATCTCAAAATGCTACAGCTAATGGAACAACAACACTTACGTTTACGACTAACTATCCTACATCTACTGTAACAGGTGCAGTATTTATTGATGGATATTATTTAGTGGCTGATTCAACAGGGCTAATATATAACTCGAACGTAGAAGACCCTACGACATGGCAGGCAATTAATTACATTGGGGCAGTATCTCAGTCAGATTCTTTAGTCTGTATTGCTAGGACAGTTAATTACATTTTAGCAATGGGAACAAATACCTTAGAATTTTTCTATGATGCAGGTGCGTCACCAGGTAGCCCATTCTTACCATATCAGAATAGCGTATTACAAGTAGGATGTGCTGAGGGACATACAGTCGTACAAATGGATAATACCGTTGTATGGATGTCCACAAGCCAACAGAAGGGTTATCAGATTACTGCATTGGCAGGTCAAAGCCCACAGATTATTTCTAACCAATATGTAGAGAGAGTTTTAAATAGATGTACCCCAAGTAATGCCTATGCGTTTAGTGTTAAGACTTCAGGACATTCTTTTTACATTTTGACCCTAAAAGATGTAGGAATTACTCTTGTATATGACTTTGCTCAACATGGATGGACATATTGGAGTTCTGTAGAAGATAATGCCGAGAAATACTTTAGTTGTTATAACTATACCAGTTTTAGTGGCTTTGACTTATTACAACATGAGTCAAATGGAAAGGTATATAAATTAGACCCAACGGTTTATCAAGATGACGGTAATCCTATTTATGTATTGTCGAGGACTCCATTAATTGATGGTGGGGATAATATCCGTAAGTTTTGGCGTGAAATGCAAGTAATAGGGGACAAAGTAGACTCTTATGCGTTGATGCGTTGGACAAGTAATGATTATAATGATTATTCTGAATGGCAGAATGTTAATTTAAATACTGCTAAATCTCAGGTACATAGGGGTGGTCAAGGTCGTAGAAGGTCATTTGACATATTTCATACAGACAATGAACCATTAAGATTGCAATATATTGAGTGCGAAGTTGAAAAGGGGGATACATGATTGAATATAAAGAGGAATCTTATGATAAGGTTATTGGGGAAATTAAACCATTATTAGACCTTCATTATGAAGAGATAGCTAATAACAAAGATGTTATTAAATTAAACCCTGATTATGAAGCATATAAGAGATTATGCGATATGGATGCCATGAGGATTATTACGGCACGTGATGAGGGTAAATTAATAGGATATTGCATTTGTATTATACGTTACCATTTGCATTATAAGGACAGTCTAACAGCACTAAATGACATATTTTATATATCAAAAGATTATAGAAAAGGGTTAATTGGTGTAAAATTGTTTATCAAGACTGAGGAAATCCTAAAGAAGTACGGTGTCCAACGAGTCATAATGAACACTAAGAAGCACCACGATGTAGGTGCAATATTTGACCGTCTAGGATATAGAGAAACTGAACGAGTGTTCACTAAGATTATAGGATAATATTATGGCAGTTGACGCAGCAGTTGGAGCAGCAGATCTTTTAGGGATAGGGGCAACCGATGCAGGAGTCGCAGCAGGTGCAGATATTGCAGGAACAGCAGCAGCTACCGATGTAGCAGGTACGGCAGCAGTAGATGCAGGATTAGGTGCTGGCGGTGTTGCTCCCCAATTAGGTGCTTCATCACTAGGTTCTGGATTAGGTTTAGGAGTTGGAGATTACTCTGCTGGAACAGGATTAGGTTTAGCTGATGCTTCAACATTAGGAGTTGGTGGTGCTACTGCTCCAGCATCTTCATTACCCTCATTAGCACAAATTATGGGAGCGGCTAAGACTGCTGCACCTATTATTGGTGGATTAGGACAAGTAGCGGGTGGGGTAGGTTCCTTATTAGCAGGTCAACAAATGCGTGGATTAGCAGGACAGGCTGACCCATTTGGGCCTTATCGTTCACAATACGCCGCACAATTATCTGAGTTAATGCAGAATCCTCAAACAGTTACTTCAACACCTGGTTATCAGTTTAACTTAGCACAAGGCTTACAAGGTATGCAGGCACAACAAGCGGCACAAGGTAGGTTAGTGTCAGGTGGTGCATTGTTACAAGGACAACAGTTTGGACAACAATTAGCAGGACAGACGTATAACCAACAATTAGCCACATTGGCAGGATTAAGTGGTGCTGGACAATCACCTGCGGCTGGTGCTACTTCTCAAGCAAATCTACTTACTGGACAACTAGGTGGTCAGTTAGGTGGCGCACAAGCAATAGCATCAGGAGTCGGAACTGCTACAGGAACTCCTGTTAATCCTTTATATAGTTTATATTCAGGATATAACCAACCATCTCCAACACCAACGGCATAATTATGGCACTAGGAACTGAACTATTTAATTTAGCAACTTCGTTTGACCCATACGGTGCGTATCGTAAAGGACAAATGGCTCCTGAAGCCTATGATGTTGAACAACAAAAGTTGGGTGTTGAAAGACAAAAATTAGATTTACAAAAATTACAATTAGGCGAACAACAAAAAGAATTAATTGCTGAACAAGGTAAACCACCTGAATTAGCCACTATGGCACAGAATGTATTAGGCCCACAATATAAATTAACTGACGAAAATGGAATGCCTACTGTAGCAGGGCAAATGAATGATTTAAAATTAAGGGCAAATCAAGAAGTATCTCAAGGAAAAAAATATTTACAACAAGCAAAATATTATCCTCCAGGTTCAAGAGAACATTCAAATTTAACTGATGCAGGTAGACGATTAATTACTACTGGAACAACTTTTGAAAAAAATGCTGCTGAATTACAGAAAAAAGAACAAAACACAGCTTTATATGGATTAGCAACTGCTGCAAATCAGGATGAATGGAATAATGTTGTAAAAGGTTGGGAAAGAAATGGTATGCCTATTCCTAAAGGATTTCCTATGGAATATAGTCCTGAAAACATGAAAAAAATTGCTGCAATGGCTCCTTTAGAAGTCCAAGAAAAAATTAGGACTGAACTTCGTAGACGTGATGAAGCAGCAACGAAAGAACGTAAAGAAGCACGTCAAGAAACAAGAAATGTTATAAGAGATAGAGAGAAACTTCTTGAATTGGCTGAAAAATACGGTATTCCTGTTGACCCTAAAATTATTGAAGAAGTATTTAAAGATGTTAAGCCTGGTGCTACAGTTCCTCCTGAAAAGATTAATCAGGCAGTTTCTGCTAGTCCATCAACTCCAATTCCAGAGCAAGTATTATCTTCATTAAAAGATGAATTTAAGACTAAGTTTAATACTGACATTCCAATTACAAGTGGCACTAGAACAAGAGAACAACAACAAGATTTATACAATAGGGCGCAAAAGGGTGAGAAAGGAATATACATTCCAACCAATCCTGCTAACTTCCCTAATAAACAAACATTCCATGACAATGCAATTGATGTAGGAACTAATGCTCCTGCTGGTACTGAAGCGTTCTTAAATTCAAAAGGATTCTTTAGACCATTTCCAAAAGAAGACCCTGTTCATTATGAATTCAAGGGAGTACCTACTCAAGAAAAATCAGAAGGTGTTATTTTGCAAAAGAGAGGCGTGGCTTCTGGTAAAGAAGACCCATTTATTAAACGTAGTATGGTATCTATTACACAGGCTTCAGATGCGTTAGAAAACTTATCTAGTTTACCAATTACAACGACATCACCTTTATTTGGACAAAAGAATTTCTCAGGATTACTTACTGCACCTTTGTCAGCAATTAATCAAAAAATGGATGATGTTACTTCTCAAAAAATGCAAACTCGTATGGCAGGTGTATCACGAAGTTTAGCGTCATTAGAATCAGGGGGAGCTGCGACAGGTTTAGTTGGATTAACAGAAAGTATTGAAAAAGGCGTTGCAATACCTGCTGGTGCTAAATTAGAAGTAGCTCTTGATAAAATGGCTGAGATGCGAAGAATTGTTGAATCATCTGCTAAAGTCATGTTAAATGACCCTAAGATTAGTCAAGAACGTAAAGATTTAATTAATAAAGAATTAGAGTTGGTCAAAAAAGCAATTCCATATACACAAAAAGAAATTGATTTAGCATCTGCAGCATCTAAAGGTATTC